AAACGCTGGGTCACCATCCAGTCTGTTTGGTGCTTTGACAACTGCACAAATCTCTGCATTGTCAACAGCAGTTTTAGGCACAGCTTATGTGGACTCTAGTTCAACCAGTTTGTCTTACGCTAACCAAACTTTATATGCTAACGTAACAACTGCTTCAGGAGCAACTGGAACGGGTGACGTATATGTCTATGGTTACGATTTCAGCTAATCGGGGCTGATTTCAAAGGAGAAGTCACCCCCAAAAAGGGTGGCTTTTTTTACATTTAACAGTACAATTTAATCGTTTTTCAAAGGAAAAATCATGTCATCTACCACTCTTGCCCGTGGAAACGCCCACGAAACGTTTTACATCGCACCGAATATCACGCCATCTCAAGTTGCGGCTAGTACCACAGCTGTTCAAACTTTCAACGTTCCAGGTCTTTTAACTACTGATTACATTCAATCAGGCGGTTACATTTCTAACCAAACGACAGGCATTTTTATTGCTGAGTCCGATTGTTTAACCAATGGCGTATTAACTGTTCAATTTGGTAACGTAACTACTTCTGCGGCTACTCCAGCGGCAGGTGTTTACGAGTTNCAAATNGTGCGTTATGAAGGTCNAGCACCAGCGAATGCGGCTTAATCATGGCAAATACAAGCGTTTTTAGACCAGTTGGTCCATCTTATGCTGTTGCCGTTTCAACAACTGCTTCAACTGCCTTGACTGTTACCCCAGCTGGTAACGATCAAATCAATTATTGCGGTTTTTTAAATACGTCTGCTAACCCTGTTGCCTTAACAATAGCGGCAGTAAACGCTTTAAATTCGTTGACTGCTCCAGCCGCAGTACTTCCAACATCTGGAAGCCCCACTAACACAGTAATTTTAGGCGTAGCTATGACTGCTCCAATGGTAATTGCAGTACCCCCCAACGGGTTTTCTGTAAGCGCCATTACGAGTACAGGCACAACAACGCTTTACATTACTCCAATGGCAGATCAATCATGACCAACGCAGTAGCAAATACAAATACACCTAACACGGTACTTTTGAACACATTTGCTTCACAACCCGTTATTGCAAGCGGTTTTGGTACTGCGCCAACAATCAAAGGCGCTACACCAAACTGTTTTGCTGTAATAGTTGGAAGCGGTGGTGCGGCAAATGGTACGATTACATTGCCATCAGCGACAAATGGTTGGATGTGTATTGCAAACGATGTTACAAATGGTTCTTCTTTGTTTTTACAACAAACCGCAAGCACTACTACATCAGTTACTGTAACTGGTTATGGCATTACAACAGGATTAGCGGCAAATATGTCTGCTGGTGATGTGATAGTAATGACTTGTATACCGTACTGATGACAAATCAAACAGCAGTCACCGTTACAACAAATATTGTTCCTGTACAGGCAATATTTGATGTAAATGGCGTTTGCGTTGGATTAGTTGGACCAGGGGGGGAGTTTTTCTCTCCCCCACTTAGTTCAGACGTTATCAATCAAGCAACAATAACAAACAGCACAATCAATAGTACTGCTATTGGCGCTACAAGCGCTAGTACGGGTACGTTTACGACAATGACAACCAATAACGCCCAAATCACGGGCGGGTCAATCACAGGCGTAAGTATTACGATTACAGCGTTAAACAATACTCCAGTTGGCAATATAACGCCATCTACGGGTGCGTTCACTACTCTTTCAGCCACAACTACAACCACAACAAATTTGGCTGTTACGGGTATAACTGGACTTCTTTACGCAAACGCAACCTCAAACGTTACTGCGGCAACAGCAAATCAAATTGTTGGGGTTATAGGTAATACGTTTGTTACAAATGCAACAAATGCAACAAACGCAACAAATACAACCAACATCATTGGCGGGTCTGCTGGAGCTGTTCCGTATCAATCGGCAACTGGTGTAACAGCTTTTGCTACGGGTACAGGCGTATTGGTAGGCGGTACAACACCAACATTTACAACAACACCCACTATAACGGGCACAAATATTTCAGGAACAGCGTCAGCGCTGTCTATTGGTGGTAATGCCGCAACAGCAACTTCTTCAACTAATCTTTCAGGGGGTTCAACATATGCTTTCCCTTATCAAACGAGTTCAGGCACAACTACTTTCCTTAGTGCGGGCACTTCGGGACAAATTCTTCAAACGCTAGGAACGGGAGCAATCCCAGCCTGGGTTAGTCAATCAACCCTTTCAGTTGGGTCTGCGACAAACATCGTAGGTGGTTCAGCTGGGGTTATCCCTTACCAAACAGCAATTGGCGCAACAGGGTTCACAGCAGTTGGGTCTGCGTCTCAGCTTTTGCAATCCAACGGTACTTCAGCCCCAAGTTGGGTGTCAGCAAGCACTTTAACGGTGTCGAGTGCAACGAATTTAAGCGGGGGTGGAGCTGGGTACATTCCGTATCAATCTGCGTCAGGAAGCACGTTATTTTTGTCCGCTGGAACGACTGGGTATGTTTTGCAATCAAATGGAACAAGCGCCCCCAGCTGGGTGTTGCCAACTGCGTATGCGACCATAACAGATGACACAACTTCAACGGGTACAAGATACCCGCTGTTTTCTAGCGCAACAAGTGGAAACATAGCAAGCGAATACACAAGTTCAACCAAACTTCAATATCAACCGTCAACGGGCACGCTTACTTCAACTATATTTGTTGGGGCTTGGCAAGGCACGGTTGTAGCTACAACATACGGCGGTACAGGAACATCGCACGGTGTTAACGGGGGGACATTCTAATGTTTAACTGGAAAATAATTGAAGTTCATTCAGAAAACGAAACAATTACGCAAGTAAAGTATTTTGCGTCTGTTACTGACGGAGTAAATATGGTTGTAACTGAAGGCTGGTTGCCAATAAAAGAACGAACGCCCAAACCAGATTTCAACAGTATTCAACACGAAACAGTATGTGCTTGGGCAAAAGAAGATTCAACTCAAAATGGTGTAAATGCCATAGAATCTAGGCTACAAGAGCAATTAGATGCTATGAATAAAAACATTAACACAAAAGCACCTTGGTCTCCACCTGAAACTTTTAAAGTGAGCGTGTAATGTCACAAACAGGGTATACCCCAATACAACTATATTATTCAACAACGGCAAGTAATACACCTTCTGTTGCTAATTTGTCTTTGGGCGAACTTGGTATCAATTTAGCAGATCAAAAAGCCTATATGCTAAATGCGGCTGGAACGGCTGTAGTTACTCTTGTTGGTACGCTTGGTAATCAAAACGCTAATAGCGTATCAATTACTGGCGGTTCAGTAAACGGCACAACAATAGGGGCAACAACAGCGTCTACTGGTGCGTTTACTACTCTTTCAGCTACGGGCGTAATAACATCTACGGTCGCAACGGGAACAGCTCCATTCACAATAGCATCAACTACTCAAGTAGCAAATTTGAATGCGGCAACAGCTGGTACAGCGACAAATGCAACAAATGTAGGAACTACAGACAACACTTCCAGTTCATCTACTTATTACCCTACATTGGTTAGTGCAACAAGTGGTAATAACCCAATTACTACATCTAGCACTAAATTGAGTTTTGTGCCTAGTACTGGTACATTAACTACTACTATTCAAAAATCAGGAAATATTCAGATTAGTGGTAATACTGTTCAAGCTCAAAATAATAATGGAAGCATTAGTTTATTGCCAAATGGAACTGGATTTACAAAAGTTCAATTAGAGTATTACAGAAATACTGGTGGTGAAACTGCAATCAATAATGCCTCCCCACAAGCCACATTAGCTCAGTTAACTCTTAGTGCTGGTACATGGTTGCTAACTTCTAGTGTGGGTGGAGTTGTTTCTGCTGGTCTTGGTACAGTTTCATCTTTACAACAATACGCAATAAATACTTCTGCATCAATACCATCTTGGAACGCTACTATTGGAGCACCTAATAATGCTTATTACCCTCAAGCGACAAATAGTTATCAGCAAGTTGGTGGTACTGTTGCACTTCAAACAACCATATCTAGTTCAACAACATTTTATTTGTATGGTGGTCCAACCTCTATTTCCAGTACTTTAGTTGTTGCACTTAAAGGTTATTTAACTGCAGTCAAGATTAGTGAATAATTAAAAAGGCAAAAAATGGCAAATCCAATAGTAACATTGTCTCCATTTGCAGGTGCAGGTGCACAGTTCTTTGATAATAATGGTGTTCCTCTTGCTGGTGGTCTTATTTATACTTATGCTTCAGGAACAACTACTGCACAAGCTACATATACAACACCTATAGGAAATGTAGCTAACTCAAATCCTATTGTTTTGGATTCATCAGGAAGAACACCACAAGAAATTTGGTTATTAAATGGTTATTCATATAAATTTGTTTTGCAAACTGCAACTGCAACTCAAATAGGTAGCTATGACAACATTCCTAATTCATCTCAAAATGTGCCTTTAATCAATGATGCCTCAAGCATTGCTTTTGAGCAAGGCACATCTACAACTGCTGGATCATTTATTGTTGGTCTAACTTATTTGATAACCTCAATTGGCACAACAAGTTTTACAAGTATTGGGGCAACAAGTAATACTGTTGGAATATATTTTACTGCTACTGGAGTTGGTTCTGGTACTGGAACAGCACAACTTTCAAGAACTACACAATCTAAATTACAAGATTGGGTTTCTGTTAAAGATTTTGGAGCTACTGGAAATGGTACATCAGATGATACTGTAGCTATTAACAATGCATTAGCTGTATCTAACTGTGTTTATTTTCCTCCAGGCACTTATTTGACATCTGGAAATATAAACATCATTAACAAATCTATTATTGG